TTTCTTTGTCAGTTCGATTGCAAGGGATTCGGTTATCATTTTATCTCTGATCGAAATAGTGCTTGAAATATAAAGACATGAACGGAATTTGAAGCCAAAAACCAGAATGATATTTCTCAAATTTTGGCGCTTCATAAAAATTATAAAACCTAATTTCAATCCTAATCTTTTTGAAAAAGCTTTTCATCTCATTTGTTCTCCTCTCTATTACTTTACTACTTTCAGTGAGAGATTGATGTAAAAACTGCGTAAATATGGTTAAAATTTTACGTTGGAAATTCAGATAGCCACTTATTAATTTTATTTAATTGTGATCGTTGTTTTGATTCTGCGTATCGTCTATTCCACGCTCCGATTAAATCTTCTGTTGAAACTGTCACGGTCTTATTTAATTCAATAAGATAAAAATAACAATTTGTATCATGTTCTAATGCTATTTTTTTATCCGATCCGCAAAACGGGCAAGGCAAAGTATATTCATTCATTTCTATCTCTCCAATCCTATTGTATGGTAAAAAATTTAACAATGTCGTCTATACTATCTTGAATAATCCATTTCATCCCCCATTTAAACCCATATCTTTTAAAGTATTTATTTCTAAAAATTCTAATCCAAATCCATTTACAAAATATTGAATAATTTTCTCTCATCTCATCCTCATTTCACTTTTAGCCAACTCTCCGAACGCCGGAGAATAATGCCTGATGTATCTATCCAATTGATCTGCAATAGCTAAACAGTTTTCAGACTTCGCTATTCCATAAAGAAATACCCACGCCAACCGGTCAAATACGCCGTTATTCAATTCGTTCATAAGAACGTTCCTACGCAAGATTATTTCATCCATTCGCACTCAATTTCTTGACTAATTCACTCACCCCAAGGCGATATTGTTCACTAACTTGTTTTGCCTCTGGCAGCATCTTTATATCACTTTCAGCGCGGTAAACAAGTTGCTCGTAAATCTGCCTAAATTGCGCCCTGGCGGTAGGAACATCATCTGATAACAAAGTTTCCCAGTTTCCTAAACAGTCATAAGCCTTTTCAACCAACGGATGACTAAACTCACCGCGTCTACCCATGATACATTTTTTGTGACATTCGTCCCAGGCTTCACCCCATGTAGGGAATAAAGGTTTCATAAGTTGTAATGATTTTTGTCTCAATTCAGCCACGGAAGGAAACCATGTATTTTCAGACAAAATCTGTTTAGCTGCAGCGTCAAGTATTTCATCTGGAATATCTTGTAAAACGCCATGCCAAACTTTTGACATACCTTCTTTTATTTCCGCTTTAGGATATGCGATTGTCATAGTACCAACAATCTCAATAACCTTTTTAAGACTCGCCATTGATAGCCTCCTCGTATTCTCGTTTTAATATTTCAGCGTTTCGATCTTGTTTGTTTTGATTTCCAGTTATTCCATTGGTGTACCAATCTAACCACTTTATACTTGTTGGATTATACCCACGTGAACACCATTCAATATAGCATTTTCGTAAGTGTTCAATGTTTGGATTGTCACCGATGATTTTAATGACTTCATCCACTAAAATAGACGCCGGCCTCTTTTTTGTCACAGAATAAAATGCACTATAAGCAATGTGCGTGTACCTGTGGTCTGGTTGATGTTTTTGTTTCTTTTTAGGTTTATCTTTCCAATCATCCGGTATTCCATCAATATCACATGGTACTCTGATAGGTTCGGGTTTATCGTCAACAGACGATATAGTATCTTTTAGTTTCTTATTAGTATCTTTAAATATTTTCTTAGTGTCAGTTTCGTTTACACCCCCCTGTAAGGTTGGTTGACACCCCCTGTCAGTTTCGTTTACACCCCCTGTCAGTTTCATCGACAGGTTTGCCTTTCCGGTATCTTTATAATGGATTGTAGCTCCCGGCTCATTATAAACTATTTCCAAATATCCTGTCTTTACGAGTTTACCCGCATGTTCACAAATAGCCTGCCTTGATAATCCTATTGTTTCCCCTATTGTCTCATGTGAAGCCCAGCACGTATTGTCTTTCATCTGGCAAAATCGCCATATAACACCAAACACGGCGGCTGTTATTATTCCGTGTTCTTTGACTATTGCATCAATACATGGAGTAAATCCATCAACTTGAGTTAATAAAGTTTTAGACATTTGAGGCCTCTACTATTCTATTTCCAATCCATTCAATAATAGGAACACAAACAGCATTTCCACATTGTTTTAGTCTATTTTTGACCAATCCGAATTGAATCCCATCATCAACTCGTATAAGTGTGGATTCGGGATTATCCATTGATGTTTTTTGTATCCATTTTGAAGGTGCCACTTCACCAGGTTGTAAGATAAATTCGATCCAATTTGTGCGCCACTCTTGCGATTTTTTTGACCATTTACTAAATATTCTGCGGTCGCCCACATCGCTATTATTGCCTGAGCCGTTGGGGTAGGCAATAATAAAGACTCTATCTCTTTTATGTCTAAGTCCAAAGGCACTTGCTCGAATAACTTCCCACTCCGCATCATACCCGATGATGGAAAGTTCGTATAAAATTTTTGCAAAGAACCGTCCGTCATCACTTGTGAATAATCCCCTGACATTTTCAATAACGACCCATCTTGGTCGAATTTCGCAAACGATTCTGTAAAATTCTGACCACAATGTTGACCTTTTCCCTTCAAGTCCTTTTCGTAATCCTGCGAGACTAACGTCCTGGCACGGGAATCCTACACAAATAACGTCAACTGGTTCAAGGTTTGATTTTCCAACTTCTCTGACATCTTTATACCTCACTACATTAGGCCAATGTTTTAGTAATACTTTGTTACATACTTCGTCTATTTCAACTTGCCATTTACATTCCATTCCAGTGCGTTCAAAACCAAGATCGAATCCACCTATTCCAGAAAATAAACTACCAAAAGTCAACATAAACAATCCTTAAATAAAACGACCCCTTATTTCAGCGGCAGGCGGACGAAGTTGATTCCGCTTGACGGGCGGCAGTTTCCTGCCACTGAAACAAAGAGTCGTTAAGATAATTTTTACTGTCATTTTACTTCGTCCTTTTCGGTAAACATTACGCGCGTCACTGCGTAAACCTAATAACAATTATACTACTTTTCTCCATTAATAACATTACGAATTATCCAGAATTCACCTAATGTGTTCGGCTTCAAAAACTTTACACACGCTTCATAATCCTGCTGCTTATGTCCTGTCTGGATTATCGCCAGGATAGAACGTACATTATCCTCTGTTACTGGTAGGTGATCGTCTATTGTTAACTCGAATTCCATTTGATCGTCGGAGGTCATTTTTGCTCTTTTTCAGGATCTAGAATAAACTCTGCTATCCATCGTCCAGTTCCCTTTCCTGCGGATCCATCTTCAATAGCGCACCATTTCACGTCTCCAAGGTTTTTTACTTCAGCGCCAGCATCTAAAAGCATTAATACCCATTTGTCAATTGGATAAACTAAAACAACCTTTTTCCCTTTTTTGAATTCTGTAATTGCTTTACGCGCCCAAGCTGTTGCACCCTTCTTTTTACCGTCTTGAATTACAACCCCAAAGGGTGGATTTACATAATTTACGGATCCCCATTCTGCATTTAGACCATCAAAATCATCAGGTTTTGGATATGGACATGGATCGAATGTAAACCCGAAAGTATGTTGTAATTGTTCCATCAATTCAGGTGGAGTTAACCAATAATGCTTACCGTCTTTTGCGCCATCTGTAAAGCTCATTCCATCCTCCTATAAACGTAATAACCAATCCTCAATATACTTTAGCGGCAAGCCGCGGATCCAGGCTCCCACATCGAAACCCAACTCTATTTGAATATTCACGAACGATTGACGGTTCTCAAATGAGTTGGCGCGTTGCTCTCCGGACGTATGACAAGTTTCACAAATAGGCTGCAAGTTGATTTCAACGGTCAATAGTTTGTGATACCGTCGCATATCTCTAAAAATACAATGATGCAATTGAGTTGCTGGCCTAGAATGACATACTTCACATGTAGGCCGTCTAATCAATATAGTGTCAAGGTTGCCGATAGGGTCAAGGCTCAATTTGTTCTCCCTTGGCGTTGTATGCTTTCTCGAAGGGGGGTTCACCAAACATTTCTTCACGAGTTATCGTTTTACATTGTGAAATATCAAAATCAATCATCGGTTGCTTAGGAAGTTGCTCGACCTTCATCGCCACTTCATCCCCGTATTTCTGTTTAATTAGTCCGTACATAATATCAGCTTCGGCGGTAAGTTTGTGCGCCCGAGAATAGAGGCCATTGACAAAATGTATTGCAGGTTCTGGATCGTCACCAGAAATAACATATCCTTTGTTAGTTGCAATTATCAAGCATCCTCGTTTTCGTAGTTCTTGAATGCATAATCTTACCTTGCGCATTTCGATTGAAATTGACGAACCGTAAATATATTTTGTAATTGCAGGCAGTTTTCCGCTTGTGTAACAATTGGATAGACCTTTTAGCGTCGATTGTATTTCATCTTCCGTTACTTTCAAATTGAACATTTTAATCCTCCATTGCCGGCCTATCCCTGACCGGCGAGGGGTTACTATTCCAGAGTAGCCCGCCTCTGGATTGAATATACTCGTTACGGGACGAGATAACTTTAGTCTACTTTTGCCAACGCCTCAAATTGTGCAAGCGTCATTTCTTTTTTGATCCTGCCATTAGTCAACCATTCTTGTAATCCACGCGCCGCGTCTGACTTGGTTAGTCCACGAACCTTGGCAACCATGGCGGTTACTTTAGGGTCAAGATAATCCAATAATTCACCTGTTTCAGCGCCGGTCTCACTTGCGAAAGTTTCGGCAGCGCTTACGTCTTTAGCCTGCACGTCAATAAAATCATCATCCGGATTAATTGGGTTCTTGGTTGATTGAACAAAATCTTCCATATCCTGCGTAAAGTAATCGCTGGCATTTGTAGCAATCAAAATCATAGCAACGAGTGCGCGTTTTTGCGCCATTTTGTCAATTGTGTTCACTTGATCTGCGGGGTCATGGTTAGGAACTGCGTATAATTTACCACCAATTTCCCACGCTTCTTTGTCGCCGTTCTTTGTTTTGCGCATGATTGATTTTGCAGTACCATTATCAATTGCATCTTTGAAATTCTGCCAGTAAGACGCTGGTTTACCGTACTTCCCGGTTGTCTCTGACTTTTCAACTGCAAATTTGAACTCTGATACCGCGCCATCCATAAATTCAAGTTTTGACTTGTCAACATTTGCAGGTACTTCTAATTCATTCATCCAGCGATAGCGGTATTTCTTTTCCCACGAATTACACGAACCGACACCCTCACCGATTAGTTCGCCATTGCGAAAACCCTGACACTTGTATTCGCGGAAGAAAAAAGGTTCACCGTGATCTTTACCAGTCCAATCATTGACTGATTCTTGTAATACAAATACCGGACGAATCCCAAAGAACGCTCCAAGTTTTTCGGCACCAGCTTTCAAAAGAGTAGGTTTTTTAGTCCCCGGAATTTCTCCGAAGTCGTGATCTTTTTTCAAGATGTTTTGTACGAACCCTTGAAATAAATCATATCTTTGTTTCGCTTCGGCAAGGTTTGCCACGGGCGCGATAAAACTATTATTTGAGGGTACAATTTGATCTGTCATTTTTTCTCCTCTAAGAATAACTCTTTACTCAATTTACTCATTTCTGCTTGACTGTCATTGTGGCTGGCCTCTCCGAGAATACCTTCAGCCTTCGGAAGCAGTGACATTATCCGGTTGTACCAATCCTTATGATAGGGTACGAATATCTCATTGTCTTTGTCTGATTGAGTAACGACCGTGTTATCATTATCCAAGTGAATAGACATTACTCTATCGCGTCGGAATGGACAAAACGCAACTTCTTCACCAACCGTCACGAATAGATAATCTTGATACAACCAGCCGAGAAATTGAGAATTTTTACCAATGTTTGCACCGGATATGTTACGAGAGTGAATAGCGGTAATTCCATCGTATTCAAGGATGAAATAATTTCTACCGCGTAACGTTTTGAATTCTCCGAGAGTATCAACTATCTTTGCAATGGTCGGATATGCCTCATGCCCTTCGACAATCAAATTTTTTTTGTAGGCTTTCATTTCTTGTAGGTTCATAGAGATTCTCTCATTTCTTGACGCTCGTTGATTTCGGGTTCACGGTCAAAGTTATCAACCAGGTTCTCAAATTCTTTGTCAAATTCGGCTAAAATATCCTCCATTAGTCCCTCGCTTGTTGTAATTCCTGTGCATGAATTTGATCGAACTCTGACAATTTTCTCATGGGTATAGAGACTAAAGGCCATTGTTCATAGAGATTCTGGATAGCCAGGCGCACTACTTTTGCTTTGTCGGAGTTCTTTGACATTTGAAGCAACATTGCGTTTGTTTCTTCGTCAATTCGTGCGAATAAAGGTACTTTCATTGTTTTGGTCATATTATCCTTTCTTTGCGTGTCCATGCGCAACCCGGATTAGTTTGTTATCGGAGTCCTGTTTCAATCCAGTCAATTATTTCTGATTCGTCGGCCGTCAAAATCCATTTGTAATGCTCGTCTGCATTAGGCCAATCAGCCAGTGCGAATTCTTTTTGATGATCTGATATTTTCATTCTGTTGATTTTTGATTCTGCAAGATCTTTATTGGTCGTTTTATTTATGTTTTTCATTTTGTTACCTCCATTTGATTGATGTATATATAATATCACATAGATATACAAAATGCAATACTTTTGTATAAACTGGCGTAAAATTTCTGTAAAATCGCTAATCATCAATTCGTGATTGTTTATGACTGTCAACCGCGCCAAAATTAGCCCCACCATGGCAATATTGCAGATTGATAAAACGACGCTATGGTATTATGTGACTAATTGACCAATAATGGATATAAAAACGATTGTATGGCTTCCTGTGGGATAAAAAGACTCCCGTCTGGTTGTACCCAATCCGGGAGCCGGTTGAATCCTACTCACAGTCATGCTGCTTTCAGATTCGTGTGGCCAGTTGTTAATGGCCTCGTGATAGGTCTTTATTCCTGCCTAAATTATTCAGATCGATCCTTGCCTGACATCAAATATGATGAGTAGTAAAAAGGCAGTCTCAGGCATTGGCGCTTTTATTGCGCAATGTGGATGTTTCGGCCATGAACCCGAACAGAGCCACGACTATAATAATTATAATCTAAATTATTAAATTATCAATAAGGCTAAGTTATTATAATAAAATCCCCCTATGGGGGGTAGGGGGAACCGGCTAATATTATTTTGCGATTGGCTGCCGGATAAATTTATGATACCACTTTTTTATAGGTTGCTACTTTTTGTCCCCCGGGTGGTTTTTTCCAGATAAGCGCCCACTTTCCAGAATCAACCATTTCTTTAGCGCGTCGTCTTGCTGAAGTGTCGCTACAATGAAAATGTTCCATAATCATTACTCTCGTAAAGTCCGTATCTAATAGCGGTGGGTAGTTTCCTTCATCCTCTAAATCTTGAAGCATTTCTTTAATTTCATCACCAACATTAGGCATAATAAACCGTCCTCGTGTCAAACGTTTTGGTCATCTGGTGTACTTCGAGTAGTTTATCGTTTACGACCTCATACGCAAAAAGACCTACCGTGACATCGTCCGGACTTTTAGCTGCCTGGTGAGAAAAATCATCAATCATGCACATTGAAGGGCTTACTACAATGGTGCTTGTAAATCCGTTTAATCTCACCGTCTCAATTACCGGGGTATGATAATGTCCTCTAATTACGAGGTCTGGTGGTTTTTCTCCATGTTTGATCGCATGAAACATCATTGACTGAAGGTAGTACCTGGCAACATTCCCCTTTAACCATTCTCTTGACCCGGTATAAGGACCATGGTGGGCGAAGTCTACAACGAAATCACCGTAATGAATTAAACCGTGATAACAAAGATTGATCGGTATTTTTGGGTATTTGAGTTTCAATTGATCTGTGATAAGTTTATCGGTAGAACCTTCGCCCAGGTTGTGCGCCCCCGTTCCAACGGCGTAATGTGCGGCTTTCAAGTTTTTCAACCCGTAAATTGGTATCGAATTTGATACGGCTATTGTAATCTGATCTGATACCCTTGTGCTTACCAATGCGGCGGGGTGCTTAATTCCCTGCGTTGGGTCGCCATCCTCTATATAATAAATGTCGTCTTTCCCGGCTAGTTGTTTGACTTTTTCAACATTCTCTAATTCCAGCTTCCATAACTCTTTTTGACTTTCAGTTGGTGTTGGTTTATAAAATGAGGGATTGCGTTCAAGGTCGTGTAGTATTGTATCTGGATTCATTAACCCCAATTTGTTTCCTGCGTGTCTATCCGATTCCTGGGCTATGATGATTCTTTTCATAATCCTCCTATAAAAAAGCCGGTATCAAACCGGCTATGATAGTTTCATTATACAAGTATTTCATTTGAGAGTTTGGAGTTTTTCAAATATCCCCACAACTACAATGATATTTGTAATCACATAAAGAAGAATTCCAGAAAATAAAGCCCACCCGCGCGTCCCCCACTTTTCTTTAGTTGCTTTTTTCTCTTTTTTATTCTCGGATTCTGTCGCATGACAGTCTTCAATTATTTCTACTCTTCGTAATAATCCGGGGTGTCCATTTCCAGTAATAACCGCTTTCTTCAAATCCGCTACGATAGGCGCAATGCCGGCTACAACTTCTGAAACTTCTATGAGTTTGTCGAAAATCTTTTCATTTGATACTGCCATGTCATATTTCCACCTTTTATTTTAGATATTGTATTCCGTTGTTCACTTCGGCAACGTATTGATCGATTCCGACGCGCTGCCAGATGTTACCCAAAGAGTCAACTTTCCTTTCGAGGCAGTCAACCTTCACGCCCTTGTCGATCACCTTGAAAATGTTCCATCCAATTTTCGGGGACGTTCGCACGTTCATACGCTCTAAGGTCGTTTTTACTTCAATGGTTCTTGTGTTTGACACGGGTATCACCTCTGTTTCATCGTCGGGAGTGGTTGCGCCAAAGAGAGCGGCGTATTCCGCCTCTGTACCCACCCAGCCATTGAGATCCATTTCTGCCATTTGAGTGCCAAAATAACCTATTCCAGCCTTGATACCATCATCGTTTACCATCCCGTCAGAGGCGTATTGCCAGATAAGCGGCTTCCTGTTCCACCCCTTGTCGATGCACATTTGCACTATCGCCATATTACCAACAAGTGAGGTGCGATACGGATACCATGCTACCCACAGCGGACGGTCTTTGAACCACGAATTGAATAACGATAACATTCCAAGTGAGCAGTAGATACCATTAGAACTCTTGTTAAGGCTATCCAGACGCTCTAGAAACGATTTTGCAATAGTTTGTGCTCTATTGAACACAGTTTCAATTTTAGGGGCATACGTGCCATTTGTGGATTCTATGTCAATGAACACGGTTCCCGATTTATAACTTTTAATGGCGCTCCAGCAGTTCTCCGCTTGTTTAGCTCCCCACGCTTCGTCTGACATTCCGTTTACGCTTGAAGTAGAAATACGATTATTGTAATAATCCATGTACCAGTAATACATGATTCCAATATCTTTTTTCTGTGCATTGCTGATATTTTCAACAAACTTTGTATCAATTGTGTTTCCATAACCAACGCGAATACCAACGAAATCGGCCTGTATTTTTGACCAGTCTATAACGCCATTAAACTGACTTACATCAATTCCACGTATTGCGAAGGATGAATATTTTAGACCCATGAGGCTCCTATAAGTATGCGCTAACGGCTTCCAAAAGCATTGCGCTTTCGTCGTTTCTGAAGTACAGCGTATTCCCTCCGTACTGCGTCAAGCCGTTAAGATAATATGTTGTTTTGGATACAAGGGGGAGCACGCGTGCTTTTTCAAATACAAAATGGATATTATTAGCTGCTCCGTTTCCAATCTGGAAAACTCCCGTCATTGTTGCGTCGCTCTCTGAGTTGTTAGCGGTAGACAATGTGGAGCGTAAATTAGTCCCGTTTGCTGTGTCGCCCTGGGTCTGCACATTCACTATATAGCGAACTTTCCATATTCCAATTGGAATAACAATCTGACATGCGGCACCACCAATGTTGTACCAGGTTAGGCTTGTTGGTGTGGCTTGCGACCGCTGTGTTGCATCGGTTACAGACACCGTCCATTTAACTGGACTCATCGGGAATCTTGATGGCACTTTCACATTAGACCATTTTGGAGTTGTAATAGCATCCGCTGTTAGTGTGTAATCAGTCCCGCCGTACATTGTGATTAGAGTGTTACCACCTGAATAAGCACCCACCGCCGTGACAATGAAAAACTTTTCAGTAGTTTGAGTGAGTGACAATCTATGTCCCGGATAAATAGTCGTAGTCATATCCGCATTAACAGAGGCAACAAAAGTCGGAGCGTCGGCGGACGAATAAGACCATGTACCTGTTGCCGTAGTCCAATCACCTCCCCCGCCAGCGGCGGCCGCGCTTGTCCAGTTTGTACCATCGCTTGTTAAAACATTTCCGGACGTACTAGGGCCTCCGCCGATCAAAGTATTGAGCAATGTCGTTAATTGTGCTATTGTAAAATTACCAGAAATAGGGCTTCCTGTTGGATCGTCAATCGCACGGATATAATCACCAGCCACCGGTGTAAATGTCGCTTCGCTTCCTTCAAATATATCAGCCATTTTTACCTCTTTTTTATGCGTTTTTTACATACTTTATTATACAATGTGGTTATGATGAAAATATGAAAAAAATAACATTCCTACTCGTTGTAATTTTGATTATTCCTTTTTCAGGAATAAAAACCGTCACTAATCATTATAACCCTTTGACTAATGGAATATTTTGTGAAGGGTTTATGTGCGTTCATGAAGTTGGTCATTATATCGACTTCAATAAGGATCTCGTTTCTAATTCCAGAGAGTTTAGAGAATATTTTAAGGAAGAAATATTTTATGGAATTAACGGATATCCCAATAGAAAATGGGATAATCAAATTGATATTGTTTCTATTTACAACGTTATTTTTGGATGGGGTGGATGGAAAGAATTTTATGCTTATAATTTTGAAAAATATTACGGGTGTGAAAACATGATGCCAGAATCCATGCGTAAATTTTATAGCTTCAAATTGGCAAATCAAAAACTTATTCCTTATGGAATCGACCTTGTTAGAATGTGTCCAATTATTAAAGAGATTACTCATGGATCACCTATGGAAGTCTTGTAATCGGAGATCCATTAGGTGTTCCGATTGCGCCGTGAATATTATCAATTAGTTTATCAGATGAAGTTAATGTTTTGTCGGTGAAATATGATAACTGTTTAGTTCTAATGCACGGCCCCTGAAATACTAATCCACTTAAAACTCCAACACCAAACGCTCCTTCGTTATAAATTGATAATATTTCAGAAACTGAAAGAATTCTATTATAAACCCTAGCGTCCTTTATTTTTCCTGTTAACGATGGAAATAATCCTTGTTTTCCGAATTTTAAACTTTCTTCTACTCCAATATACGTTCCAGTTGGAACTTCAAGAGTAGTAATAGCACTAGACACGCCATTTATACACAATACCGGTATTTTTGTATTATCTAATGGATAAAAAGACGCTGACAATAAAACCCATTGGTTTATGTAGAACCAAGAATCTCCATACCACGTTCCAGATGTTGTGCTCCATCCAGTGGCGTGAAAATAATTAACTAATTTATCTACTCCCACCTTAGCAACATTAAGTACGTTTCCTCCATGAGTAGCTAAATTTCCAACAATTGATTCGTATGTATTTGCTGCTGTTGGATAAACCCAGACAGTTAAAGTTCTTTCAGTTAATCCGGATGTTTGGTTTGATCTTCCAAAATCAACAAAAGTAGAAGTTCCACCAGGCATTTCAATAACCATTGGCGATAATCCAAGTGTCAAATTATCAAATTTTTTCAATATCCAACTAAAGGTTATTAACTCCCCTGTATTTATCGAGAATTCAATTCCTTGAATAAAGAAATATGAATTCGTATTCAATGCTGAATTGGTTATCTGAATCATATCGCCAATATCAACATTCAAGAACGCTATCATCAGTTCGTCTGATCGGTCAGCCTGAAAAGTGACTTTATCCCATTTCGTAAACGGTTGTTTGAACTCGTCAAGAATACCAGCTACTAATTGAGCGCCCGGGGCGATGTCTCTTTGGTATTGTTGGTCAATCTTATATTCATTCACACCATAACTGTTTTGCGAGGTAGTATCTTGTACACTAAATTCAATCGGATTATCCTGATAGATACCTAAGCCACTTGCAGTCAAAACGGTGATATATCCTGCATAACCAGATGAATTTGTAACCGTCCACTCGGGATAAGATGAATAAAATACAGCGGTCGCGGTCAAACTTGCAGATAAATCCGTACCGGTTCCATCAATCAAGGTATTCATTGTCTTTGTGGTGACTGACATTGAAGTTTGTACCGCGTTGATCTGTGCGCTTGTTGTAACCGATGGATTAGTGTAGCGGCCTTTAAATGTCTTTGTCTCGCCTGAACCTAAAAGCATCGGAGAATCTAATCTATAAAGCACCTGGTTAGAGGTGTCTGTTTTCTTCGGGTAGGCCCGAATAGTTGCTTTGTTAATTACGGTTCCATTGTTCCGATCTTGACTGTTAATCTCACCACCCAAAACACAATTACAGATTTCATTGGCCTTTAATCTGCGGCCTAGATGGTCGATCAAATATCGTCCCAAGTGATCGATCAAATAGTGACTATCTGCCAATGTTTCAGGTAATTGTTTTGCAGCGACTAATCCATTCCTGGCTAAAGCGTTTTCAAAAACTAATGTCTCTCCATAAGTAGAATCACATCGAATATAAAAATATGAACCTTCGGAGTCAACAATCTTTTTGAGTTCGGTTGACATTTTCGCGCCGGTTGACGTTGTATCAAATATTGCCGGATAGGTATAACTTCCTGTCTGAATAGATGTTGCTTGTGGTTGAATAGGCAACGCAGCGATTAACGCATTCACTGCCACGTCACCCGTCTTATTGGTTTGAATAGCCGGCGTGACAAATGGCATATTATAGATATAATCCATAAAATCAAGACAAGTTACGGTACAAGTATGGTCACCGACTGAAATATCATTAGGTTTAATGGAGTCAATATGTCCTCTAAACCGCTTGAATGTTCGTTCTGTGTATAAAATCCGAACTTCGATAACTGTACCCTTACTCCATCCTGCTAAAGCGGTTGCGGAATCAGGGTCAAATTTTCCAGTTGAATTTTGTACTGTAAAAGTAAACCTTCCAACTTGCGCAAGGTTATCACCTACTTGATTAGAAGCCATTCCCCTATAACACGTTTTTGGAATTTCTTGTAAACAATATGAAGTAATATCAGTCCATACTGAATTTAGATATGCCCAATATGAAATAGTTTTAGTCACTGGGTTCATCGTGTTTGCATCCCCACCATTACGGCATTTTGCAATATATAACCGACCGCAGTCCAATCGGTTTGAGTAAGTTTAGCAAGCGTTTTAAGTTGATCGTCCGTTATAACCGGTGTCTGTGTCACATTCGCCATATTCTTACTTACATTATTATTGTTGACGTAAGAACCGCCTGGCAAGTCTAACAACTCTGGGCCTTGTTCACCCACCCAAGTTAGACCGGATGAAGGGCCGCCGGAGGCGCGGTATTGATTGACATAACTTTGTGCCGTTGCGTTAAAAGCGGATGAATTGTTTGTCGTTACTTTTGGTTTGGTTGTCTGTTGATTAGCCTGTGCAAAAGAAGTTGGAGCCATAACAGAGCTACTATTAACAATGAAATTCCAAGTATAGTCTCCAGATGTATCGGTAACTTTTTTCAGCGCCGCATAGTATTCTTTTGTGCGCTCTGTTAGATCAATTATTCCGTTTTTATTTAAGTCAAACTTACCAGTAAGTGCATCAATTTGATTTAAAGCATTATATGTATTTTCGTTTAATAATCCCAGTTGTCTGGCTAATTCTCTTTGTCCAGATTCATCTAAATTAGCAGCAAGAGCGTTATAAATCATTTCGTTATTCAACGCCCTAAACGATTTTGTCAATTCGTCCGCGCTTGCTTTAGATATTTTTTGTAAATCGGCGAGTTCTTCCGTAGTTAGTCCGGCGTTTACGCCAACCTGTTCAATAGAAACTGCCTGCTTGTCTAATGCAACCTGTGCGGCAATAGCCGCCTCTGCCTCGTTCCAGGACATACTAACATTGTCTTTCATATATCCTGTTTGGTTACTGTAAAATATTCCTAATTCTTGCATAGCGGCAGCTTCTTGATTATGAAGTTCTACCACTGCTGTTTGTTTTTCAATTAATTCTGTTAACCATTTATTTTGTTCTTTTTGCGCCGGTATCATTCTTTGACCAACGGCTTCGGCTAGGTTTTCCTGTGCAATTTTTAGATTCTCGCTACCATCTCCGGCATCATTAATAGCCTTTGCCGCACCACCATATTCAGTAGCTAATTCGTTTAAAATAAGTTTTTGATAGCTAATTAAATCATTGGATGATTTAAAATTTTTTATCTGTCGTTCTTGCTCTTCAGAGAATACAACCCCTGCCCGTTTCAATGCCGTATAACCGGAAAAGTCATTCATAGCTTTTCCGATCATCGTTACTTTTCCTTGTAAATCGCCACCCAATACAGCCGCCATATCAGCGGCGGATTGCATAGCACGCGGAAATACTTCTTTTCCTATTTTAGTAAACGTAAGCATTACAGATTGACCTGCGCTTACCAATTCATCGTCAAGGCCAGCGGATTTACTTATTTCTTGATTCAACGCCATTAGTTCGTCTTTAGATAAACCGGCAGCGTATTTTGTTGATTCTAGAATAGCGGTCATCTTAGCGCCCTCTTTGTTAGACGCTACCGCTGCCTGTTCCATCTTTTGCATTTCAGATACAATAAATCCAATAGCGGCAACTGCCCCGCCAATGACCCCCGACATTTTCCCGAAGCCGCCTATCATATCACCAATACCACCCAAGACGCCTTTAGCGCCCTGGGTGAATTTTGATGAGTCTATTCCTATCTCTGCCAGAATACTAGCTACTTTTGTCGTCAAGGTCACCGCCTATAATATGCTATTTCTAGCGTGATTGATACCATCACTTACTTGAAGGCACTCAATCATTTCTTCCATAGTAAGCGAGGCTACATATTCTTTTGACCAACCCGTCTCAAATATTACTCTCCAGAACCAATATTCATGCGGGTACTTGTCATATTTTTGGCCTGTTATGAATTTGTAGACTCGCTTACTGAGTTTGGGGGTGAAAGCGGCTCGCTACCAATCTTTAGAATAGCCTGGACTAATCGCCTGAAATCATCCCGAAGTAGTTCGGTTTGTTCTTTTGTTTTTAGTCCAGTAGCCTTTTCGATGAAAGCGTCCTCTTCTTTTTGAGTAGCATTACCGTGAAAAAAAGAGCGCCATTCACCCCACGTGAATTTTGAGGTATCAATAGACACCACCTTACCAGTTGAAAGTGTTACGTCTCCCATTTTTTACTCCCTTTTAGTATGCACTAAACGCGCGCGCGCCGTTTTTCTGGAAATCGCAGGTAATTTCAACAATGTTATCGTATTGATAGTTGAACTTACCACCCATTGAAATAACAGGTACAGTCTCTTTGGGTTTACCTGACGCTGTACCTTCGCGCCCGATAATCAAAGTACCTTGAGTACCTTCAATGAGTTGCGTTACCAAGACAGTACCAGCGGTTTGCGCAACGCCACGCCATGAATATTTACTATCTTTCAGCGTGGTTAAATAAGTTTCGTCCGTATCAGACCCAGCCGAAGCCTTGACCAATCCAATAGTAGGATCGTCTGATAACGAACGGTAGTCGGTACTTAGAACTAAAGTACCTCCTGCATTTACAAAAGCGGCATATAGTGCAGACCCAGTGTATTCTGGCATTTTATTACTCCTTTATTGATCGGCTAAAATTCGATAATCAGCGCCGCGCATCCATGTTTTTTTACCGGCGGCGTCTGTTTCAACTAACCCGTGTCCGTTCTCTCGTCTCGTTAGGATATTAGTCCATCCTGTAATTGTTAAAGTCTTACGATGTAATATGTTATTTATTTGCGCGTCAATCGTTTTGGCTGCGCTTGCTGTCGTGGCATAAGCCCTAATAAATATAGGGCAATCCTTCAAAATATGAGGCGTGTCGTTTACATCGCCCTCGTTGATGTATGACCAAACCACATACGGCAACGGTTGATTATCAGGCGCTATTTCAATGAATACAGCCGTTCCTGCGTTAGTGTTTGTACCACCAATCGCCGTGAATAATGCAGCGTCTAAAGCACCTTGTATGCTCACTCTAAAGCCTTTCTAACGTCTTTGAAAAACGGTTCAGCTTCACGTTCGGCGGCGCCGCCCAAGAAGTGTTTAGCCGCGCGTCCTTTACTACCTAACTCATTGAAAACGCCGTATTCAACCCCATCATGTATTTGATAATTATTTTCGTCAATCGGTTCGGCTAGGATTGAGTTTTTCAATGCCCCAGTATCAACAGGCGCATCCTTCGCGGCGTTCGCCTGAATATTCAAAGCATGTTTTTTAACCACGGGTGATAAACTTTCAGGTTTTTTCATAAATTCAGCCAACAACTCTGACATATTCTCTTTTACCATTACGTTGTTGTTAGGATAGTTATAAGTTTTCATATCAACTCACATGAACATCTTGTAACGCCCTGCCATGATTGACCGTTGTTTATAGCTTGAATTGAGAATATATTAGTTCCAACTTCAATTCTATTGGCAGGAGTAATAACGACATCATAGGCCATTGATACAATCGCTTTTTGATACTGGTTTAAAGCACCTCCAGAAATAACTTCACGCCCTTGACCATAATCCACGCGGCAAGCAACAGAAGCGGTAAGAGTACCCCACGCTTCAACAACCCCACCTTGACCATCACTTGACCATCCCAAAGACAAGATATTACAAGTGTCTGGTAATAGTTCGTTTATGCTTGACCGCATATAGGCAAGGTCGTTTGATGTTAGCATGTGTCCTCTCTATACATCATTCCATGACCGCCTGAATTTTTTGACTTCGATCTAAAGTAATCCATCTGTTTGATATGGTTTGTGTAAACCTGGCTTTTCTTCACAGAATGGTTGTCCGTTGAAAAGTCGAATTGATTACTTACGGCGTTCGCTTTCATCTGCATAATTTCAGCAGCGGCGGCGTAAATGTCATAAGCAAATCCGGTTACATAATATTCAAGTCCCTTAGTGTCTGCATTGAATGTGACAATTCCACGGGTGTAATCGACTGAATAATCAGACGCGCTCACTGTTCCACCGGAGTTATTTTGCACAATGAATATTGCAGTTCCACCGGTTGATTGTTCAACGTGGTCATATCCAATAGGGTATTGTGTCCAGGATAAAACATTACCTGATAAAAATTGTGGGTATTCTGCTTCAATTTCGGAATGAATAAAGTTTACAGAGTGACGATCAAAAATGGTATCTAATTGATTATCAGAAAAATATGTCAAAGTACCAGCCGTTATATCAGCAGTACCGGCATTTGTCATAAGCCTTAGTTCGTCTCTTAGGTCATTCATTCCGGTTCGTGACATAATGTGTCCTTTAACAAAAACGTCTCCGGTTGCATTTCTGCAATCAGAGACGTGGCCCGACTGGGTGAGGTCTAATTCTTATTCATTATACACTATTTCGATTGATTACATCTCTGTAAATTTCAACGTATCTTTTACCCATTGCCCCTAATGTGTGGTCTTGCATGACGTGTTCTCTTGCGTTTTTACCCATTTGTTCACGCAACTTAGTATCACTCTGTAAAAGATAAATAGCCTGGCGAATTGCCATTGGATCTCGAACAGGAACTAATATCCCCATTCCCTCATGTATTTGCGCTCTTGCACCTGCAACGTCCGAGGCAATACAAGCGCACCCTGAAGCTAAAGCCTCTTGTAAACAAAGTCCCCAGGTTTCTTCATAAGTCGAAGGGAATACAAATATTGAAGCGCGTTTCAATCCTAGAGCGACTTCTTCCCTCGAAAGGTGGGTCATTAGATTTACTTTTATGTCAGTTCCTTCAATTGCTTGTTTGAGATACTTCATCCCTTTAGCCGGATATTCAGCCCATGCACTAGAGGTGTAAATCTCGCATCCTTTACGCTCGTTTGCATCCGGTCTAAATAATTCCGTATCAACTCCCAACTCACCTATGTAATCCGCTCTCATTCCGTTGCGTTTATAAATGTCGGCGGTGTATTCGTTCAGCGCCAAAACCGGAGATTGATTAACAATCTCTAACCACTCATAAGGCGCGTGTTTTTCACGACAATCGCTATTACATACTCCATTGACCGCCGAGCATCCTTCATCCCAATTTTTTAGCAACATACGCCCGCCACAAAACTGGTAGTAATCCATACACGCTTGAATGTGAGGTATTTTATTCTGTTGCAACCATTTGAGAGGCTTCCAGCCCATGCGATTGAAGATAGTACCAACCTGGATAATATCAGGGTTGAATTGATCTATTGCCTCTGGTAAATTATCAGAGTGTAGCCATGCAACCTCGTTATCCAAATCTTTGAGCGCCTTTGTCAAATCACGAAGCATTGATTCAGCGCCACCGCCTTGACCTGGACCGCGCGTGTCCTCGTGCATCAAAAGTATTCTCATTTCAAGTAATCCTCATACCATTTGATAGTTTCATCCAAACCACGGTCAATAGAATATTCAGCCTTCCAAATAGTAGAAATCTTTGAACAATCAAGTATCTGTTCTTTGATTTCATAAAATGGATTCTCTTTAGTTTGTACGTCAATGATTGGATAGCCTGTTTTCTCTTTGATCGTTTCGGCTATTTCCATCGGTGACATTTGTTCACCACTACCAACGTTGAAAGCGCCACGCTCTGAATATTTCGCAAGTTCGATATAAGCATTACAAGCGTCTTTGACGTAAAGCCATTCTCTTTTTTGAGTGATTGCATCCCCGTAAACTTTAGGCGGTTTACCTTGATTGATACTCTTTAGCGCGTTCGGTATCATTCGTGACCAATTCAGGTCTGCTGGCCCGTAAATATTAGCGCATCTTACTACAATCGCATTGTATAACATTCCGATATGGTCAGCGCATGATTTACTGACCTCATAAGCGCCTTTAGGATTGAGTAACATTTCTTCAACGTAAGGAACACCGCCTTGATCACCGTAGGCCTTGTCAGACGTTGCAAGTAAACATTTTACGCCTAATTTTCGGCATGTCTCTAAGACGTTGATAGTCCCTAAGATGTTAGTACGCAAAGCTAATGCAGGAGAACGGTCTGCGATTCTCACAATAGATACGGCTGCCAAATGGAAAACAGTATCACATTCACTTGACGATATAACGCGCTCGATAAATGATTGATCGGTAACGTCACCGTATTCCACGCGACACTTTACGCCTAAAGCGTCCAATGAGGTTTTATTTGTTCGGTTAAGCGAAGTGCCTATAACCTCATAACCTTGACGCTGTAATTCTTGCGCCAGGTTTGCACCTAAGAACCCCTCAATTCCCGTTATAAGTGCTTTCATTTTTCCTCGCATGGTTTAGCTTGAACATTCCACATATCACCGGCAACATGTTCTTTAGATAACACGTAGTAATCAGTACAATCAAGATAACAAGGTTGTTTATTCTCTAATAATGTACCATCTAACCAATTACCTATTGATCGTTCTTTATAATATGGACTTCTAAGAGTTGTTAGACAAGGCCACGCCGTACCATCTGGAATAACGGTAATGTGATTTATTCCACCCATGCAGGATAAACCTAATTCCTTTAATGTTCCAAGTCCTGACACTAATTCGTAAGGACTGACAACATAATTTATTTTGTTTTCATTTAGCCAATCAATAGCTTGTTTAGCTAATTCTACGTTACCAGGCGCGTCCACAATATTACAATGAATTCTATATCCCGCCTCTGTCAACATGGTTACTGAGTTTTTCCACCTCTCAAAATTGCCCCTAAGTTTTGATGTTGGATGAATTGAAACATTGATTGATACAATGTTAGGAATAAACTCATTACACAAATCCTTTATTCCGTCTGTTGCTAGTCCGTTAGTTGATAATCCAAATGTTATAGACTTTGCCGCTCTCATGAGGCTAGGAACCCAATTCAGCAATAAAGGTTCACCACCTGAAACATCAACAATGTCCGGCCTATCTCTTTTTAGCGCATCGTACCAATCTTCAACCGGACGCTCTTTTACCTTATATAAATCCGGGTGTATTCTTACGGATTGCTCGACCCAACAGTAAGCACAATTGTTATGACATCTCCAAGTTGGTTGAATAAGATAATGTTTCATACCATACCCACCGGACATACTTTATTGAATATATCCATCCATTTGTTGATCTGATCAGACGTGAGCCACGGTGTAGGATTGTTTACCTGTAACATTTGTAATCCAGTTGATGGAGCCTCTTTATACCAACCTTCACGCTGTTGAATTTCTGCATATTCAGTTCCAGGCATAGCAGTACAAACAGTCGTTTGTCTATACTGAATAATACCTTCCTCATATCCTAATTGCAAAGCCTTTGCCGTCAATTCTAAAACTGCTTCTGTTTC